TATCAGGGTCCGGAGCCCAATTCTTTTTACCTTCTAAGTTGTATAGTACATCTGAATTAAAAAAATCTAAAGGCATAACCTTCTCCTTATGCTGATTGCGCCGCAGTAATATACTTACCATACCGTTCATGGAATTCATCAAAGCATTCTACTTCGTCTGGATCAATTGGAAGACTGTATTGTGTAAGTGCAAGTTTGATACCCATAACAACTAACTCTGTGTCAAAGTTATCCATACTAAAACGCAGGAAGTTATTTACTTTGTCGTCAAACTTTTTATCGTTTTTATTACATGCTTCTCTAAGTTCGTAACATAGTGATACAGTCAACGAATACATAGCACTGATTTCTTTGTTTTGTAAGTCTTTTACTTTACCTGCTAAGATGTCAGTTGGGTTAGGCATTTTAGATGCAATTTTTCGGTGCGCCATAAACTTAACAGCAAGACCTTCGCCTACTGATCCGCTTACAAGATCTGTTGTAGTTTCTTCATCTTCACCGTCTTCTAACAGTTCTGATACAAATGACCACGAACGAGGTGTTGCAAACGAACGACTAGGTGACTTAGGATCAAAATCATATAAGTCTTTTTTAGCAAATGTCAAATAACCTACAACGTCTTTATGTTGATTATTTTCTGGTGCAACTGCCCATTCAAACCAATCATCAAAAGATACAGTAAGTTCTAAGTGTACAAAGCGGTTAGCCAACGGAGCAGGCATACGATATGTAACACCTTTGTCTGCTTCTCGGTTACCAGCCGCAATAATAATAACATTGTCAGGTAGTTTATATGTACCTACTCGGCGATTAAGAATTAACTGATATGCTGCCGCTTGTACAGCAGGCGCCGCTGAGTTCATTTCGTCTAAGAACAATACAATATTATCAAATTGCTCTGCCATTTCTTGTGTAGGCAATTCAATTGGTGGCGCCCATTTCATTGTATTATCGTTGGCAGCATAATAAGGCATACCCTTGATATCTGTCGGATCCCATAATGATAGTCGAATATCGATTAAATGCGAATTAGATAATGAGTTGGTTACTTGCCCTACAATGTCCGATTTACCAATACCTGGAGGTCCCCAAAGGAAGATTGGACGTTTTTTCTTCATAGCACGTAGAATACTACGTTTTGCTTTATTTGGAGTTACTGTACGTGTTGCAATATTTTCCATTACTTATGCCCTTTGCTGTGTTGCTATACTACTAATATAGTACATATTGAGTCAAAAGTCAACCGCTTTTGGTAAATTTTTCCATAGTTTTTGTCAATCCGTATCTATTAATATCGCCTGAGAAAAGTGTTAGTTCAACGGCTTTTCTTTCGTTTGTAACATAGATACTATACGGAGTAAGATAATACGGGCTATCAATAAACTGGTCTAAGAATATAATAGCATGAACAGTTAAGTTAGTGTCTTTAGGAAACGGAACTTCGTATACAGTAATTTCTAATTCGTTTAACATTTGAAAACCTTCATCGGTTAAACGTAATCCGCCAACATCTTTGTTTCGAGTGTTTTTCCACCACTTTGGAATGTGCTGTTTTACGGACACTTCATTAGTACTCTTACCTTGTTGATGCAAAAAAACCTTTGTATATTTTTGCTTAGGATTCATTATTAAACTTTTTCACCTTGCGTTAGTTTATAAACAGAGAAGTCTGTACAATTAAATAAACGATTTAATCGTTTTTGTAAATTTAGTGCATGTCCTGGATTAGAAAAACTTACTTTTTTATACTTAGGTCCTGGGTAGTTTGTGATTACGTTTAGTGTCTTTAAATTAAAAGGTTTTCCTTTATAAAAGACTGCCCAGATTGCATCAGCTTCGAGAACTTGCTCGCTTTTATAGGTAGTCTTTTCTATTTTTTCTAATAAAACAGTAGGCTTAGGTCTACTCATATGCGTTCCTTTGTAGTTATATACGCATATATTTAGCTAAAAAATTTAGAAATTTTCGCCTTGCATTACAATACTAATAACTTCTTCTGCATTTTTATCTTTAATAAGTAGTTCTTCTAGATCACCGTTTAGTCTAGTCATTACTTCAGCTAGTGTAAATGCAACTTTTTTAGCAGTCTGTATATCTAATCTAATTTCTTTTTGATTACTTGCGTCTGCAGATTTTACTTGTTGTATAAACTTTTCTAAAGGAATGGTATTTAGAGATTCTTTCATTATCTACCCTTTTTATTTGCAAGACTTAATTTGTGTTTCATTTCTAAATCAGTTAAGAACGGTCCTTGGTATTCGTACCGTTCGCAAGTTATTAGTTTAGGACAGAAACTTTTAACCCAGCCTTTATCGAACTGAATAATATAATACCCTGCACAATATAAACTAGTTGATTTATCACTTTTTGTAAACAGCGGCAACTTACGTTTAACATCAAATACACTGTTACATGGAGGAACATTTGTTGGAAATCCGTGAACTTCTTTTTCTGTTACTACATATTCTTTAATACTTCCATTAAAAATACTTTTTCCTAATTCTTTTGTAAGTGTAGATTTATCTTTAAAAAATTTATTTTTATTAGATGTACTAAACATATAACGATCTTCGTCATAGCTAATAGTTCCAACTTTATCAGAACCGTTTTCTACAATCCAAAATTTATTTTTTAATATTTCTTTTGCTTTAAGCCCCATTATTATACCTCGCTTGTAATGGTTCGGCAAACGATGCCGCTTGGTCTGCAATACGTTGCATATCCCACTTAGCACAAAACTTCATTAGTCTCATGCCTACTTGAGAAACATTCTTACTTTCAACTGATTGAATAGTATTATTTATAATTTCTCTAATGTCTTCAGGTTGTGCAGTCAAGTCACAAAGAGTAACATTACGTGTATAGTCATCTAGTACACGATGTTCTACACCTTCATGATCTACCCAACGCTGTAACATCATGTTATTCCAGCTATAACCTTTGTTTTGCTTATCTTCAAATGCTTCAATAAGACCAACTTTATTCTTAGTGCCTTTCTTACGTACACCTGGATATGCACTAAACACATTGTCACTAGTGTCGCCACGCATACATTTCTCGAACAACATGTATTCAGGATCAGGTGCAGGCTTTGCCTCTTTAGTCTTCTTGTCAATAACAGGAGCACCTTTGTCGTCAAAGTAGCCTTCGTGTGTAATAGTAACGTTCTGTATGCCATTGTACTGTTTTACATTAGGTGCAATCAATTGTGCAAAGTCACCGTCAGTACTAATAATAACATGATTGTCGTTAGGGTGTGATTGTACCCAACCTGCAATAAGATCATCTGCTTCTAGTTGCGGATGACGCATAACAGTGCAGTTAGTTTTGTCTGTAATAAATGTTTTAAACTCGTCAAAGCACTCCCAAAATACTTTATCTTCTTCAGCCTGTGCAGGCGTTAGTGCATCGCGAGCAACTTTTCTGTTGCGCTTGTAAGGTTCATAGTAGTCCTTACGCCAGCTACGACCTTCTAAACAAAACACAACATGATCAGCATCGAAGTCACGCCACGCTTTCTTAACACCTGCAAGTGTGATATGAAACGCCATGCCTACTTTAGTGTCTATGTCGCCACGTACTACATGCCTTGCACGAAAGAATGTATTAGCAGTGTCTACTAGAATATGTGTTGCCATTAGTTTGCCTCTGTGTAATTTATAGTACTATTATAGCATCGGATCTGGCTGTTGTCAACCATTAAGATATTTCACTCTTACCTTTATCAATCGGTACTACGTTAATATATCCAGCGTCACGTTTAGAATCTTGTCCTTCTTCTTCAAGCATTTGTGAAATAACAGTTTTAAACCATTGGTCTACAATTTGCTCATTAGTTTCACCTGTATAGCCTGCATCAAGAAGTTGCTCAATAAATTCGTTATTCCAATCGAGCTCAAAGAACCCGTTTCGAATGTTGTCTGGATTTACTTGTGTATCTAATACAGCAACCCACGGTTCTTTCTTTTTAGTAGCAAGAGCTTTTTCAGCATCAAGAGCTTCACGACGAATATCTTCTTGCGTCTTTTCTTCTGTTACTGACTTTTCTTTTACTAATTTATTCCACCAACTCATTACATAATTCTCCTTATTTTCTCAAATTCATCTTCATCTCTAATACCTTTAGGAATACTATTTAAGTTTTCTTTAAGTGCCCCAGGCATTTCCGAATAAGCTGATATGGAGTCTAGGTGTGAATCGCCATCCTCGTTCCATACAGGCTTCTGCGACTTCTTTAACATTGAGGGTATATTCTTCACTGCGCCCGCCCATTGGCATAAGATATACCGGACATTCCACCCCGGCACTTCTGTAAGCGTCCACAGCTTTTGTAACTTCGTCAAAGTCGTCATTAGTAGCCACAACAAACTTAAGATACAATTCGCTATCAGTAACACACTGATACTCACTAGCAACATTAGGCTTAATAGCAGTTTCCCAAGGTTCTCCACTGACACTAAGTTTTGGGGAACAACTCCAAGTGACCGTAATTCTATCGCTATCATTGAGATAGTTGTAGAGATCGTCGTGTAAATGTTGTGTAGTGTTTGTTTCAAATGTAACATTTTTTAAGTCCTGCATACGTGGATGTTCAAATAGTTCAACGTAAAGTCGTTGCCACGCTAACAACGGCTCTCCGCCTGTCATAATCAAGTGGACATCTTGACCATTGTCCATTGTCCACTTACCTTCTGGTAGTAGACTTAATAAGTGTTCAACTACTTCATCTACAGTTGCTTGACGATTAAAGTGTTTAAACTCTGGATAGATACTTGCATATGTATCGCAACCTGTGTGTATAATAGGCAAGTCTGTAAACTCTTTAGTTGTTTCATGTACACCTGCGTCAAGTAATCCTTGTACTTCAGCATTATGAATAATGCCTGCTTTTTGTTTTACATCACGCATT